TTTGTAAGTAGGCCAATTTTATCAGGATCAAATGTCAAGATACCCGATTTAAATGTACATTCGGTTTTTGTAATTTTACGTTTAACCACTTTGCCATAAGAGTTTTCAACGTCGTAAACGGTTGGTTTATAAGTAAATTCTGCACCGCCTGAAGTATGACCAACATTGTTAGCATCAGTTTCAATCGTTGCATGTTCTGGAATAGTAGCACCTGTGAATTCTGTTAAGTACAATTCACCAGCGCCGAGGATAATGTCATTTGGTGATAGAGTTGTTTCTGCCATTTTAATTTCTCTCCTTTGTTTTTAAAACGAAAAACGTGGTCGATTCCCACGTTTGATATGCATCATTGAACATTGCACCGCCACCAGAGACAGCGCCAGTAAAGGCGATATCTGGCAAGACAACTGCTTTGTTCTCTTTTTCTGTACTGAAAATATCAATCATTTTCTTCTTGTAACTATCGGCTGTGTCATAGTCTGGATGAATACACCTAATTTCTAGTATATCTTGGCCAACATATCCACCTGCTGAAGTACTTATAAAGTAAATAATTGAAATATCTTCAACGGTTGTGCTGAAAGCTGGGAATACCTTATCTGATAACTCAGGATAAGCATGTTCAATTCTTTGCTTTACTTGATAACCTTGTAACATTAGTTAGCACCCCCTAGCAATTTGGCTATATTGCCTTGTTCCTGCTCAATCGTATCTTTTAAATACGGATTTGGTTTAGAACCTTTAGTAAAAACTTTCTTCCCTGTCCTTGGATCTTCATAAGACCAAGGTGTCTTGCGACCGTCACCATTCAGGGCGTAGATGCCAGTACCTTGATGATGATATAGGGCATATTCTAATGTATTACCGGCTGCGCCATGGACTTCATCGCCAACTATCTTAGCGCCCAAGGATCTAGTATCAGCACGCAGTGCCCCAGTGTCAACACCGACTTTATTACCAGCCTTTTGAGCAAGATAGTCAAGTGTACTTTCCATATTGTGCAGAATCAGTTCTTGCATTTGCTTGACTGAGTCATCACAAGACTTTTCGAAAGCTGACGTATCAGCCATCGGCAATCACCTCCAAGAATAGTTGAGCTAGACGACCTTCGTTGTTCGCGCCTTTTACCAGGTATTTCACACCGTCACGCTCAAGGCGATATTTGCCCGCTAGTAGCGTTTTTTTCTTGGTCAGACCTAAATAGTCATACTGCTTGACACGAGCGCCAGAACTGCCAAATGTGAGCTGATTCTGAGCACTCTGGTCATATAAACTGACAACTACCTGATTATCTTGTTTAACCCAGCTATCTTTAAGAGATCCCGATGGACCTCTCACTGGCGTGCTTTTGTAGAGGTCAAATAACTGTCTCTTCCGAATCGAGTTCATCTATCCATACTCCTAACCGCCTATTGGCATTTAAAATTGACGCCACACGTGGTGGCATTGTGTCAAGATAGCTTGTAGAAACACCCGAATAGCTTTCTGATGCCAAGCCTTCAACTCCGAACTGATTGACAGCAATCACAGACAAACTGATAACTGCTGATTCTAACTGTGCATTGAGCTCAGCTTGATTAGTGTCAGCCAATACTTCCAGAGTCACATCATCTATAATCGCCTGTAGTTTTGCATCGGATAACTCAACTTCCTCATCTTCAAGTCTAGCTTTCAGACGGTTTAATAAAGTAGATTCTGCCATGGCGTTACCTACTTTTTACCCTTTTTAGCTTTAGGCTCATCTTTTGGCAAATCTTCACCATCAGCTTCAGGAGCTTCAGGAATTTCAGGAATTTCAGGGATTTCTTCACCGTCTAATGCAATCAAAGGTTTATCCTTCAAAGATTCGTGGCGACCTTTGTTGTCGTTAGAAAGAAGCTCTTTAATTCGCTCTTCATCAGTCCCGACATATACATCGCCAACACGATAAACACGATTATCATCTTTCAAGTCAGTAAATGCTTGAATTACTTTATATGATATTGTTGCCATTATTATATCCTCCTAGATTAAGCGCCAGCAACTTCATATGATACGTAAATCGCTGGACGTGCTTTTTGCAATACAATTAAATCATAGTAGTCAGTGCCTTTGATTGTGTCACGATTGCCGTCACGGTCAGTTGATGCAGGAATGAGAGTCACATCGTTGTATTTCTCAATTGGTGCAGCAACTTTCAAAGGTACTAGGATAAAGTTAATGTTTTAGTCGCATCAACTTGCAAGCGATCTTTAGCAACTTTGATGATTGGGATATCATTATCTAGCATTGCAACTTTACGATTAATTCCCGAAATGTTCACTTCGTTAGTTGTGAAAGTTTTAGAAACTTTGTCATTATTTTTAAGAGCTTTGTAATAAGCGCTTGATGCGAACATTACGAATGGTCCGACCACTTCTGCATCTGTCATATACTCTTCTGCGTTGTCGAAAACAGTAAGAGAATTAGCTGTCGTCACAGTTTCAACAACTGTTTTACCGACATATTTGCTTTCTGTATCATCAGTTTCAGCAGGTTTGAAGGCGGCTTCGAGTAAGCGTGAGACAGCCGTTTTGTCTTTTTCAGGAATCGCGATAAGTCGTGCATGCTCTTCGATAACAGCTGCGACGTTATACGAACCATTTTCTGATTGGTCTAGAACATCGAGGTCATAAGCCATCCAGCGTTCTTTTTCGAGTTTGACGGTTTCTTTCGAAACGTCAATTTTTGAACGCGTGTTATCAGAATTCCGCTGGTAGTCACTGGCTACAAATCCTTTCATTTTATTGATTCTTACTTCCTTAGCGCCTGTAAAGTCAGAATCGGTAACGTCACTTGCGCCTCCTTTGAGTACTTCCCAAACTTGTGAGTCTGCTGCAAATTCTTGGTCAACCTTCGCGAGGTCTTTACTGTCTAAAATAACTGGCATTCTTTATTCTCCTTTTGTTTTTCATAAGCCTGCTGGATTTTGTTACGCCATCCATCAGCCGTGCCATCGCCTGCTACTCTTGGTTTCACAGGCGTTTTGTCCTTCATGATTTCAGCAACAATTGATTCCCTGAAAGCTTGCATCATGCCTTTAAACTCATTGAATTTTTCCTGAGATACATCCTCTTTCGTATCTGCAATGAATTTAGCAAACGAATCAGGCAGCTTTTCATCGCTCAACATCTTACGAGACTTGTCAACTGCATCACGTTGCGCTACGTCATGCTCAAGTTTTTCAAGTTTAGCGATACGTTCCTGCTCTTTCTCAGCTACTGAAAGTTTGGCCACACGATCCTTTTCTTCTTGATCAGCTTGCCACTTTGCAAAACGTGCATTAATGATACCGTCAACGTCAGCATCAGAATATTTTTTATCAGATGCTGGATCAGTTGGCGGTGTAGACTCGTTAGGTTTTGCTGGTTCAGCTGGCGGATCTTGTGGTGCGGGGTCAACTGGTGGTACGTCTGGATCAGCAGGATGTGCAAACATCTGCAAATTCATAGGCAATAATTGTTGTTGTTTCATTTTCGTTTCCTCCCATTGCTTTTAGCGTGTATCAATGCTTGCACGTTCCCATAAAGTTTACTGTCATTCATGCCTGGACAAATAAAGTTTTAAACTAGCGCATATCCTGCTGTACTTGTGTTGTTGAATACAGCCTTACGAGTAACTCCGGTTGCTTTCCTTGTATAAGTAAAGCTGAAACCTGTGGTAGTTGGTCTAAAATCTTCTACTTCAAAAAAGTGATAAGTTTGACCATTGTTTGTAAATACGATTAGTTCCATTTTGTTGCCCTCCTTTGAGCATAAGAAAAGCACCTGCCATTAACAAATGCTTTATTTGTGTATAAAAATAGCACCCAATCATTTGACTGTGTGCTTAGTAATTAGTTACTTCATTTTTTTCATTTGGAATAATACTTTGTTCCATCAATTGATGGTAATCTTCATATTCTTTCTTAGCCCAATCAGGGGCTGTGTCCAGAATGCCATCATCTGTCCAATATTCAAATCCTTTTGGTGTCATTAACATTGTCTACCAGCTCCTTTGCTAAGTTTTCAAACTCCGTCCTGAAGTCTGAGGCTATATCTCTCGGTGTATCACCGTAGGCTTCTGCAAATAGTTCTGCAAAGCTCTCTGTTTGTTTCCCGGTTTTTCTATAATAACTATTAGCATACCCGCCAATTTTACTAGATAGTACTCTCATGTCGTATTTACCGTCATAATTGTTAATCATTCTAGAAAATACTGCATCTGAGAAACTTCCACCATTAATTTTTGTTAGTTGGAAATCTACATGGTGGCCAAACTCATGAATCATAACATGGTTAAGGTTGCTATTTTTAGAGAACCATCCTGTTTTAATGGATCTGTCAACAACATCTTGTAATTCATTGGTAGTTTTAAAATACTTAACATTCATTCCAAATCTTACAGGTGTATTGTCACTGACCATCCTAGAATAAAATGCGATAGCATCTTTAGCCTTTGATACTGGTATAGCTTCTAGGCTAGGTATTTTTTGAGGTAAAGCTTTATAAAGTGTTTTGAAATTATAAAGAATATCATGCGCCTGATTTAAGGCCAGTTCACTTAATTTAGTACGCGGTGTTTCAACTATATCCATACCAAAGTCTGTTTTTAGTTTTTGTATGGCAACATCCCTGCTTAAGTTTTGATGTATGAAAGTCTTCGGGAACATATCCCTTGTACTGTCATTATACACCTTTTCAAGAGAATTATCATCATCTTTACCGCTAATTTCAGCTTTTAGTCTCCGAATTTCTTCACCACGTTTTTCAGCAGCTACCATATCAATCACAGGCACCATTGTACAACGACAATTAGGGTGCGCTGGAATATCTGGTAAGCTGTCAATGTCATATTCTTTACCATTGCGCTTACGACAGATTTTACTGGTCTTGTCATCCATTGTAGCAACCCAGCGCAACTTCTTATAGCCTTTAGCCTTGTATGACTCTATTTGACCTTGATTAAGCGCGTGCATATATTCCGTGCGAACAAGTCGCTGAGTTTGACCTCTTCCTACATCAATACGATTATCAATGACATTTGCGACTTCATAGATTGACTTACCTTGAATAATTCCATTGGTCAGTTCTGACTTTAAAGCATTGATTAACTGGGCTTTATTCTTCCAGATTCTATCTGAGAAATTAGCGTCATGCCAAGGATGCTTAATCAATTCATCAATCGCACCTTTATTCAAGACATTCGTGTTCAGCACATCCGCAGCTGCTTGACTCCCAATAAGCGTTGCGTGTTGCAAGGATTGCTTGGTGTAATCAACCTCTTTAGAACCAAGCTGTATGA